TATTGGTTGCACCCGAGGTTGGATCGCCAATAGTTAAATCATTCATTAAAAGCCAGCCAGGTATAATAGAATAGGTATAATCTATTTTTATATTGCCCGTGCGAGGCGTATTAATTTGCGAATCGATTACATCATAATTTTGAAAATCAATGTCAGGAATTGCTGTACCTAAATAAATTCTAGGCAAAGTAAAATCAATAGAAGAAGTAGAATCATGTGGAAATTCAACTTGTAAAAATAATCCACTATTTCCACAATTACCGATGGTCTTTGTAACCACATCCGGAATAACTGTCGTAACAGTTTGTTTGCCCCACACAGGAGTTAACGAAAAGGATGTAATGGTAGGATTAATAGTTGCAGAAGGCCCATTATCACCATCACCAAAAAATTGTTTCCACTTTAATGTTAATGTATTAGAACTTGATGATTTTGCCCAAATGGCAATAGTAACTGACTTATTTGATAGATTAGCCACATTGCTTAATATAGGAAATTGAACACATTTAACGCTTTCTAAAGATCCAGCTACTGAACATTCATAATGAAAGTAATCAGGGGGTTGAGCATCATTACCAAAATTATTAACCCCCAAAGGGGTAAATAATGGAAATGAAACTTTATCTGTGGCTGTTAAATTGTTTTTTAAGAAAACAATATCAGCACCTGTATAAGCCGCACCTGTATCAGGTCGATTAATAGAATCATTAGAAAGTCCAGCATGAGCGCCAGGTGCCACCATCATAAATTGAGTAGTTGATATTAATGACGTACCAATCGCATTACGCCACATCATGCTATTTATAACTTGATTTTGCAGATTATTAGCGGTTGTTCCACCACCTCCCCCACCTGTGCCCTGGCGTGGATCAAAATTATTAATATCCCATTGCAGGACGCCGTCAAAATCATAAACAGCTAGATAATAAAGATTATTTGAAGCGGCTGTATCAAATAAAAAATAAAACGGACCTTGTGAACCATTTTCGTCAAATAATATACCAGTGAATGGAGTATTAGGAATTGCAACGCGAGGCCATGGTAAAGAATCATTAGCCTTCATAAATACATCTCTATCTGACACAGGATTTAAGCTACTAGCAGCATACAAATATCCGCTTCCCAAGGGCTTGCCGACTAAATCGGCTATGTACCATTTTGGTACCGGCATCAATGTAAATGTTTGTGTCATTTAAACTCGTCCTTGAGAAAATCTTAATCTTATGGAGCTTGATTACTTATATATTCTCGACCTAGACCATAGTATAACGGATTAACATAATTTTCGAAAACATTCTTAACAAATGGGTTTTGAGCATGTCCAGGAATATTAAACATCCATTTTCTAAGATTTTCAGGTAATAATTCTGTAACAGCCTTTCCTCTAGCTAATCTATAATCTAAATCTTTTCCTAATGTATTTAGATAATGTCCTTCAGGAATACCTGATCTTTGACCTTTTATTGATTTAGATCCTTTTTTAATTGCATTAGATAATTCTTGTGCTTGCAATGGAGGACCTATCCCTAAAGCGGCGGCTTTAAGATCATTATTCACTTCATAAGGCTTAACTATATCTCTTGTTATATCAGTTCCACGCTTATATTCATTCAAAGCATTTTGATCACGACTTAATAATGAATATATTTTATTTTGAACTTGTCTATGAGCTTTATTTAAACTTTGAAATTGATTTATTGCAGAACGCTCTCCACGTAAAGTATTTACATCATTTCCCATGATCCATTGTAAATCATGTAAATTATTAAAATTAGGATTTTTTATATATCTATCATAAGCCACTTCAACATCAGGCGTAAAATGTTGAATAGTTTTATCACTAAATCCTAAAAATTTCTCCGGAGTTAAGGAAGTATGAAAATCACCATATTTATTCGTTACATTTCCATAAGCTTCTTTTTGAGAATTAACTGCATTCTGATAATTATTTCTTATTTCGCCTAATTTATTTTCTGTATATTGAATTGGATTTTTAATTTCAGCAAAAACCCCAGGCAAGTGCATCGCACTTCCTATGCCTTGCAATAAAGTATTAAATTCCAAATTTTTCTTTCCAACTTGTCCAAGATCTTTCAAGTTATTTATTTCTGGCGCATCTAATGCCGTTGTTGCTAGTGTTCCAGCACCAATATTGCCAAGCGCATTCATTATGGGACCAAAAGCTCTAAATTGCGGCATCATTGTTAATAATTCTGTTTTTAATGCTTCTCTTGCTGCGGGATTTTTCCAAGTTTCATAACCAGCTTGCTGTAAAGATGATGTAGGTGTTGACATTAAAGGTTGAAACATATTTTGGGGCATAGAAATATTTTCTTGATTAGCAGGAAGTGCTAAATCTGAATAATCATTTTTAGATGGTAAAGCTAAATCTGAATAATCTGTCATATTATTCAATCTCTTTTAATTTACGATTTTTAGCTTCATTTATCTTAGATTTATGTACAGGAACTTTATCACCTTCAGGAGTCATCATCCAAACTGTTCCAGGAGGAGGAACCTGTCCCTCTAATTGTGATTCATTTCTAGCATTTTGAGAAATATTTTTTCTCTCCAAATAAGGTTCCCATTGATCAAAATTTTTATTAATTAACTTATGTGTTTTATGATTAATGAAAGGTTTTTCATTTATATATTTATTCCATTGAACATTAGCCTCTTGGGGTGTAAATCCGGCTTTATCAGCAGCTAAATTAAATGCTTGATGCTCTTGTTGTCTATGAGTTGTACCATTAATAAAAGCAATAGCATCATCTTTAGCTCCTGGATTCATAAATCTACCAAATTTCATAGATCCATAAGTTGATCTATCCGCAATAGTTATATGCCCTTGCTGTTGCGCACGAGCAATAGCATCAGACATTTGTTTTGTAGCAAGATCAGCGCCTTGTGCTGCATCACTAATAGCTGGTCCTTTTCCAGCTAAAGCACCTCTTTCAATAGGCTCCAATTGATCATAATAAGAATTAAATTTATCAGCTAATAAATTTGTATCATAAGCTCCTTGTGCCATCTTATTATCATTTTGATGAATTTCAGTCCATTGTTGACGCTGTTCTTTTGCTTCAGTAGTTGCTCCTGTTTCTAAAGCTTTTTCTTGTGCTTGTGTTACAGCTTGTGGATTATATCCACCCATATTTCCACCAGGCACAACATTTTGGGCTGTTCTATCTATTTGTGATGCAGGAGGTTGATAGTTTGCATTTCCATTATTAGCAATATTTTCTATTTCTTGAGGACTTGCGACAATGTTATTTCCCTGGCTGTCATAGCGCATACCAGAATTAGCATTGCTTAATGCTGGATTCATTGAAGGTTGGGTAGGAATTAATGCATTTTGTGGCTGAGAAGATTGTTGTGGAGAATTAAAAATTGACATCAATTTATTTAAAAGTTGACCACCAATTCCGCCTAAACCTCCTTGTGGTGCAGGTAAGTTAGCTAAAGCATTTCCGCTACCAGAAACTTGAGAAGAAAAAGCCTTAGCAAGGGCATTATATTGATCTTTAGTGAACATTCCTCTCGTTGCTGGATTAGTTAATATACTTGCAATTGCTTGTGGTCCTACAAAATTTGAATAAGCAATTTTAGACGCCGCATTCGCATAATTTGTATAAGGAGCATACTGAGCCGCTGATCGATTAACATCTAAATTGCTAAGAGCATTTAATCCTGTAACCAAAGGCCCACCAGGCCCTACGTCTGCTACAGTTCTTGGTAATGGAATGCCACTAAATGCCATAACTTACTCCTTACAATCCAAAGAAATGTAAGCCACCGCTTAACATATTCCAGAAATCTTGATTTTGTCCGGCACGCTGACCATAAGCACCTGCGCCCATGTTATTTCCCATCATCTGCGCCAATGATGACATCATATCCGCGGCATGTTGGCCGCCTTGCATTAAAGTCCCTTGACCGGCGCCATATTGATTATTAATACCTAATACATTTTGCAACCAATCATTCATGCCTTGCTGACCAATATTAGCGGATGTTTGCTGCATTTGTTGAGAAAATGGAGTAGACCCTATTAATCCACCAGCAGATGCTGCATTAGTTCCAGCCCGCATCGCCTGGTCTTGCAAGAATTTATTAGCTGGTGATTGTTGATATTGACCCATCAAATTATTTATAAATGATGAAGGATCTTTCATTTTGCCAAGCCAATCCTGGAAGTTTCCCATACCAGAAATGCCAGCTTGGTAAAATGGATTTTGCATTCCTTGAGATTGCTTGTAATATCTTTGAAATTGTTTCATGGCATCTGCATAAGGAGAGCCTGAATCTCCAAACAATCCGCCAAAAAATGACGCCAAACCCGATGGATTACTTCCGCTCATCATGACTACACATCCTTATGTAGTGGTTATTGTATGCCAAGCCCCAACATCTGCTTTCACTTGCCAAACTTGCAATTCCGCTGTCCTTGGTGGGCCTGGCGTCGCATCTGTATTATATATCAATTGCCCTTCCTGTGGCGACTGTATAGCATTTCTTTGCGCTGTTGTTAATTGCGGTAAAAATATTCCATGCGACGTTAAATAAGAAATTAATGTCTGCACAAATGCCGCCATCCAATCGCGCTGCGCATCAGCCCAATATGATTTCCCATTAACTATCTTAGTTAATTGATCATAAACCGGTGGTAAATCTATATCGACTGCCATAATTTATTCCGGTAAAACTTCCATTCCCCAACACGCACCTAATACAATAAAAGGTGCATCTTCAAAAAATTCGAATTTAGCAACAAATGCCTGACCACGTTTTGTAGTTCCTAGTTTTCTCCACAATGTCCTAAATGTTCTTTGTCCCACATTTCCCATTATAGCAGGAACTTTGTATCCATAACTTTGTCCGCCATCTTTAGAAATGGACATAAATACAACCATAGTGTTAGGAAAAAATAAAACTTCTGCTTGTTCTAATAAAATATCAACATCACTTTCTGTTGTGATAATACTTTCATCTTCTGCCAATAAATCTAAATCTAAAGACATATTGTCAGATAAATCAACTTGTCCTTGTAATAAATCAACTTGTAATCGATCTATTCTAATTCTTTGATAACCAGGAGGAACAAATGCTTTTGTAATCCGCATTCTTCGAATTATTTCGCCATCATTTGTGTAGGTATTAGGATCAATTTGATAAAGTGTAGGCGCTTTATAACTACCCACAAAATTATTACCATTAAAAAATGAATGTGTTTGCGCAATATGTCTATCACCATTTAAAACTTCTTCTTCGTGCCAAAGCAATAATGCATCTTCAACAATTGGATTGGGTTTACTTAAAGATACATCATAAATCCAACTATGATTGGCAGCGGTAAAGTTCATTCGATAAAAAATCAATCCATTTTCTTTTATCAAGAATGATCTGCAATCAGATATTTGTTGACTCGCAGCATATTGCGCTAAAATAAAATCTAAAGCCCTATTACTAACTGGGACAGATTCGGTACCAATAACTTCCATCACAGAACCTAATCCATCACGATCTTGTGATAAGAAAAACATCTTATCAAATCCTACCGCAATACTTCCAATCGCTGCGCATCCATATTCCATCAGTAATGCATTATTGCGCCTAAACGGTAGATTTACCCCAATCCCTGCATTTTCCCAAACTTCTGTAAAAAATTGACTGAATAAAAATAAACGGCGATGCAATGTGCGACAAGCAACAATGGTTCCAGGATGAGTAGTAATAGAACCTAATTGCAATTGACCATTATTAGTAACTTTTCCTCCACCACCTGCCGCTGAAGAAATAGAAGCGCCACCGTTCGTTGCAGATAACCTAAAATCTGTTGAATTTATTACAGCTACAACAAAGTAATTACCATTTGGAATTTCAGCAACAGTTGACGCCGAAACTGTAATAGGTGTTCCTACTTGATAATTTAAAGTTGATCCTGCCGTTAAATGTATAACTGATGTTCCAGCAGCTATTGTAAAAGTATTAAGGGTTCCAGTATTATCAGGCCCCCATACCAACCCTTGATTAAATGAAGATAATTCAAAGTTATTTGTTCCACCATTTGCTACAACAAAAAATCCATCCAAATAACAAACGTCAATTGGATTTACAGGAAAAGCAGGGTCTGTTATTTGTTTAAATGTATTTGTTGTTGTATCCCATATCCATCCATTTTGACCATCAACAAATATAACTTGAAATGTATTAGCATCAATTCCTACATAATCAGCGGCAGTATTAATTGTACCAATCAAAGTGATTACATCTGAAATAGTTCTAGAATAAACGTGATTTCCAATCACATCATACTCAACACCTTTAAATACAAATTGGGCTCTGAAAGCATCGGTTACAGAGGATGAAGGAAATGTAAAGTTTTTATTAATTAATCCTGAAGTATTGATAAGTGTTTTTGGCTTTTTACCTAATAGATCTAAATACTCGAAGACATTCACCGAGCGTTCGGCATCTATTTCCGTTACTCGCTGATTGTTAAAACTTCCAACAATGTCATAGTCAGTTGTCTGCGTCATTAATAAGCCAAAATATTAGGCCAGTAAAAAGGCTCTGGCGCGGTCATGGTTACGCTTGGGCGTATAGTTAAATCAGTTTCAACAGAATTTTTAAGACTGGAATAATAATCATCTAATATTTGTTGCATTTGAGGAGTCCAATTCGATGATGGATAATAACCATTGAATCTTTGACCTAATGCATATTTCATCATCCCATAATAAAAAGGTGCAAGCTCTGTTAAATCATCTTGCGCTGTTAATTCATTTATCATTACCTTCATTTGCAATTTAAAAGGGTAAGGCTGGTCAGGCACAGGATAAACCGTTACAAAACTTTCTGTTGCTTGTTTATTTAAAAATATAAATCCAGGACGTGATAGTAAATTAGTCTGTCTTACAACACCCCAATAGGTTGCTTTATTGATAATTCTTAAAGGATAAACTAACGAAGTATCAGCCGCATTTAAATTTCCTTGAAAGAATGTAATCACATTAACAGGAACGCCATCTGTTAAAATAGCAATTGGAATTCCTGTCAAAGCATCTTGTTCTGTAGCCGCTAACATCAAATGAGTTGCATCAACAAAGATGGTGTAATAAGTAACGCCTGCAACAAATGGTGAAGGAATAGTCCCAAATGTGGAAAGCACAACTGGCGTTCCTGTGGGATAAGCCGCAGCATTAGAAACAGCCAAATAATTTGTCGTATTATCCGCTGTGAAATTTTGAGAAATAGGATTTGAATTCTGATTGATTCCAGTTCCAGGTACAGTATAATTTGCAAATGTTAAATCAACTACACGATCCGCTGTAATATCAGTTCCTAACAGCATATCAGATATTGAATATGTATCTTTTCCAACAATAAAAGTATGATCAATCGTAGTTAAAAATGGAATATAAATACTATCTGCAGACCATGCATCTAATAATTCATTAATTAATTCTAGACCTGTTTGAAGCATGAAGCCGTCAGGGGTTTCGCCCACGCCTAATTCACCGATCAAAAGAAGTGAATTAATAATTAATTGATTAGTCGTACGCGTGACTTGCGGCATAGTCGACACTCCATGTCGAATAAACGAGAAAAAATCGACACGTTTTTAAGACGTGTCGATTAGATCGACAGATTAAGAGTCGTCGCCAGATCGTCCTTTAACAGGGAACGCAACTTTATCTAAGCCACCAGTAAGTTCAGATGCAAATTCTTGAGCATGCATACCGTTGTTACACATATAGGCATTAAATTCCATTGCCTTTCCTTCTAATTTAGGAGGACGGCCACCATGTCTTGCTTGTTCTGATTGAACTTTTTTAACAAAAGCATTCTTGGCTGAATGTTCAGACTCGAATCTCTTTTGTCTCGTGTTCTGCATTGCGGCGTCTTTTCCTGGTGCGTTGTCGTATCGGCTTTTCATGTTCGTTTACCTCAATAAGTTTTTCACAGTTAGGATGTTTAAACCATTCACCTGTTGCCAAAAACTTTTCTCTTTCCTCAAATGTCACAACCTTCATAGGTTGTGTTTTGTGATAGATACAAGCGATTGGCATAGGTTCCTACCCTTATGACAATAATTTAACAGCATATTGTGGATGCCATTTAAATCCACACAATACGTCGATACGCATTAAGTTCTGGTATCCTAAAATGTCACCTGTTTGCGTTACAGCTAAGGACAAGCCAGTTTCAGGATCAATTGCAACCGACGAATAAGGAACCTGTAATTTATAAAGAGGAGGACAAACAATATCCAAACCACGAGCGGGATATGCAACGTTTACGTTGTAGCTCGATTCCATTGTAACAACTGCATCATCAGGGATTGCATTGCTTACATTTTGCAATGGAGAAGATGTGCTGCTGATAATGGTAGGAGCAACCTGTACAGTGATATTTCCTGCGCCATCAGAACTTGCGTTGGCAAGAACTACAAACTGCATGTCTTGACCAGTTGACTGACGGGAAAGAGGGTTAACGCTCGAAACGCCGGCAATAGAGATAACATCACCTGGTACAAAATAATTTGTAACAGTAAAGCTTGCGCCATCCATTACAATGGTATTTCCAGAAGAAACAGCACCATTTACTAATAATGCATCGCCTGGATGTAAACGCGGACCCGCGCCTGCTATGTGATGAACAATATTTTGCGATTGGAAAATATCAAAATAAGATAAATGGCCAATAGCAGATTGACGAACGATATCTTCGTTAAATACTGGAGTGAAGTTATTTAACAATGCAGACTTTAAGGACGAACCATCACGAACTGTCATTGCAAGATAAGCATCAGACGAAATGTTAACGCCCATTTCTAGCAATTTAGCTCCGGCCAAATCAACACTTTGGAAAGAATTGATTGGGGTTCCAGGAGTTCCAGTAAATAAATAAAGATCTAATTCAGCAGCAGCACAAATATCATGTTCCATTTGGGAAATGATGTTTTGAATAGCTGGCTGAATGAAAATGCGGGAGAAATCTTCAATACGCAATGATAAATCTTGGATTGTGTATGCAATCAATGCGTGGTATTGATGCGCTACGACAATATTCTCTACTGTTTCAATGATATCTTGTGGTACTGCGGTAGAACCATCGCCAACAATAAAGTTGTTTTGACGTCTAACTTGTAAAGTGTCGCCAAGCTTATAACCTGAATTTTGGAAATCATCTTGATAAATCCTAGATCCAGTCATGACAAAGGGCGCATTATTTGCAAACATCGCTAAAGCAGTGTTCGAAACTAATTGCGTATTAATAAATTGATTTGGCATCGCCTATTACTCCATCCTTGGTTTGTAATCGGCTAGCAGGTAAGTATTATCCTAATACCATCTTTTCCCACCAGCCCGCATCTTCGCTCTAAGCTCGCTCACAGGAGTTTTCTCTGTAATCGCAGCATTGTTGCTCACTGGATTATTCTTGATGTTTCCAAGAGTTCGAGGTGCATTAGCTACAACACCTTTGTTCGAACCGATTTCCAATGAACGACTTAATTTATTTAATTCTCGTGCTTGCTCTAAGGGGTGGAGTCTTCCGATACGTTCTAGTTCTGCGCGGTTTTCTGGCTTTGCAAGGTGATAAAGCACTTCTCCTGCGGCTCCTGATCCTTCTTGTGGAAGGAACAAGCTTGCGTCTCTCATGTGTTCAGTAATCGGGACATCCCGTCCTCTTACTAAATCATCAAAGTCATCATACTTGTCAGACATACGGTCTAAGTGATTTTGCAATCCCTCATACTGTTTCTGAACATGCATGGCCGCTTGTGCTTGGCGAGCTTTCGCTTCTTCCGCTTCCCTTGCATTCAAAGCATAGCTCACAGCCTTGTGGATTTGCTCGTCGACTCCGGAGGGTTGCCCCATTCCATTGTCCATGGGTGATTGTGCTTGTTGTTGAGGCTGCATAGATTGCATTTGCTCTATCCTTGATTGCAATTCACGAATTTCCCTTTCGTGCTCTCTGTTCTTCTGCTTCAAACGTTCCCAACCAGTGGGGCGCTTTTTAGCATGCTGTCCAGAGCTTTCTACGCTTTCGCCTTCAGGTTCATTAGAGGGTTGCTCTTCACCTTCTGGCATACCTAAACTTTCACTCACTTCACCACTTTGAGCTTCCTGCTCATCCGATGCGCGACTATCCATATCTTCTCCACTCGGCATTTAATTTGCCCCACGGTAATAGGCCACCGCGTAAAGCCACATGCATCCATGCACGTATAATCAATAGTTTATTGACTTTAATTTGTACTTAATAGATACACGGCTATACCGATTCCTTATTTAAAACCAATTTGCATCATCATAAACATTATGATTTTCAATCTCATTCTTAAATCTATATCGAAAAGAAGAACCACCGTATCTACACTCTTTCGAACAATACGCATTTAATGTTCTTCTTTTCTTTAAAGCTAAGAATTCTTTTTTACAAGAGAAGCATAATAATTTTTCTCTAGGTTCTATTTGCTTTTTCCTTGGCTTAGTATTATCTCTATATCTATTGCTTGATATTCTTCTGCAAATCTTACAATAAGAATCAATATATTTTTTACCTTTGTAAAAGTCATTAATACATTTTTCTTCGGTGCATTTACCACATCTCTTACTAATCAATTTTTTTCTCCTTATGTAATTCTTTCTCATGCGCATGTTGTTTGTCATGCTTGTGTAAGTCTGCAAGTATAGAAGCTATTTTGTGTGAAAAGTCTAATTCAGTTTTGTGATGATCAAGTCCATGCGTAATGCGTGATCTTTCTAAATCAAGTTTATGATTGTAAACATCCAATTGATTTTTACTTTCCGCTTGCTGCGCCTTCAATAACAATTCCGCCTCTTCAAGTTGCAGTTTTTGTTTCTTTAATTCGATTTCTTGCATTTTCGCTTGAATCTGAGCTTGTTTATTCTGCATTTCTGCTTGCATCATCATTGCTTGTGGATCAGGTTTTGGAGGAGGCGCAGGTTGTCCTTCTTCTTTCGCCAATACTTCAGGTGGCACCATAATCTTAAGACGTTCTTTAACTTGCTCACGTTGTTGTATGTCAAGATTGTCCGCCCAAAGATCAGCAATAAGATTAAATACTTGAGGATTGTTTTGGATAGTCTCTTGAAAAAATTCTAAAGCTATATCACGTTGAACCGCAAATGAAGGCCCAGTATCAATCTCTAAATCAAAATCCCCTTTCTCAATTTGATTTTGAACTGTTCCATCTTTCATTTGCTGATTTAAGATGACATTTTGTGTCTTACCGTCTTTTTTACTAATTACCATATGACGCTCATCATCACCCACTATGTAGGGCAATAAATCTAAAACCACACGCCCTGATTGTTCAATTGCTTGATTGAGGTTGTCGAAGAAAACATATGCTGACATGCTTCCTTCAAGCTTGCGTTCTCTTCTCGCCTTACCAGATACATCTCGCCCTTGCAATGCTTCAGTTTCACTAAACCCGAGAATTTCTCGTATGTCTTGAGTGCCTCTTTGAAAGTTTGCAATAAGTGCAGGGGACAAGTCCCATGCTGCCATCTTTTGCGGCATTTGCCCTGTTTTTGGATCGGGCTTTGCAATGAGAGCACCCATTTGTAATTCTGGATTTCGCCATTGTTGTTCATTTCCGATAATATTGTCCGGAGTACCCAGCCATTGCTCACGTCGACGATTTTTGATTTCAGCAGCAATTTCACTACCCACGTAGTTAATAAATTTTTGAGCATCGCGTGCCTCATGAATAAATGATTTTGTATATTGTCGTCCTTCAATGTAGTAACTGTCTCCGTCAACAAATATAATGGGCAAATATTTAGATGGCCATTCGCTAAAATCAATAATGCGATCACGAATCAATCGATAATGCATTATTTTATAATCTTGTGTTTGTCTTTCTCCGATAACTTTAGGAGCCTGCTTTTCAATGATACGTCTTGCATCACCATCCCCAGCCGCTTCTAGCTGTAATTTAAATCTTTCTTCAATCGCTGTTAATTCTTCTTCTGTTGCTGAAAATGTTTTATCACCTTGTCTAACCTTATAAATAATTAATGGAAACCATTCTTTGACAAAGTAGTCCATGACACAAATTGTGTCGCGGGTTTGCCATTGGAAGTCCAACAACATGTAGGGGTCAACATAAGACACAGGATTGCTAACATAAGGATAAGTCGCATCGAATTCTTCCCTTGTAAATAAAAATCCTCTTGAGCACCAATTACCGTCACCTTTATGTGGCTTTAATGCTGTGGGGTCCCATCCACAACGTGATGGATCAGGAATAAGATCATATCGAATAACTTGATTGAATGAACGGGGTGATTCATAATCCAGGCATACTTGAAAGGCACCGAAACCCATCATTAAGGCGGATTTGAATGCTGTTTGATACACTAAATCGTTTTGAGATTGGTAACTTATCGTTCTTACTAGGTCTGCTCTTAGGTTTATTTGTTCCTGAGTTGCCTTTCCTGTTAAGGATCTTACTATTAGGTCTGGTTTATTCTTTCTTTGTTCTCCCGCTATCTTTTTTGTAGCATCATATAGCTTGTTGTAAGTCATCGCCGGTTTAAACAACCGCGTAAACTCTGATCTCTCAACCGCTGTCCACTGGTCTCGCAAAACAAAATTCATATCATCCTTGCCGCGGACAATATTTTCGTTAAAGTAAGAGTTCCAAGTGTTTAAATGCTCATTCGCCATCTTGAGCACGTCAACTTCATTGATGCCTGCGCGATCTAGCTCATCAATGCGGTTTGCTTCCATTCTTTGCAAGGTATCGTCGGTCAATACCTTTTCGTCGAGTTCTCTTTCCATACAACTTCCTTGTTGTTATGGGTACAAATTGATTAATTATATATCATTGATGCAATTCAATGAAGCTATGTTTTATTTGATGATGATGGTTCATATGACAAGACCTACACATCCAAGTTATATCATATGGATCTGAATAATCATTATGATGAGCTTCACTTTCTGGATTAGCACATATAATACAATGTAATTTTTTTATTTTTCCACGCTTTCTAAGCATCTTAGTATAAGTTCTTGCATTTGCTTTAAATCTTTGTTCTGCAGATAAAGGATGGGTTTTTCTCCACTTTCTCATATAAGCATTATGACAATTCTTACAACATCTTTGCCCATTTCTTCTTACATTTTCCTTACAAGATGAGCAAATATTGCTCTTCACTCTCATATCCAAATCCTTTTGGAATATTAGAAAATTGTGAAACGTGGATCATTGGCCTATTTTTCCAGGTCATCGCTTTCGCTATCCAGTATCGTCGGCCAAATCTATTCTATCACTGAACTTTCATTTCCACGATATGCTGTGGAACTCGCGACACAACCTTCCAATCATTAGCAACTAAATCATCAACAAAAGGCTGCCAAGATCCTGCCGCTGGATTGGGTTTGTTCATGATCTTCCAAACAAAGGGCATGCCTGGCAAAATGGCGTAATATTCAGCGCTTTCATCGTACTTATCTCTTGTCACAAAATTGCCTTGCATCATTTCTTCGATTGCTTCTTTGATATTCATTTTTGATCCTATGGTAATACGGTTAATGTACACGAACCCGACGCACTAAACACAGGTTTGTACCATTGATGACCATCGCTACCTACAGCCGCAATAAAGTCTGTTGCAAGCACACTAAAGTTTTGACTCTTAATGTATTGATCTAAAAATCCAGCCGTAGCAATTTGTGCTAATGTATTATTCGGCGCATATAATCTACCTAAACGGGGTACTATTTCGTTTGCTTGTCCAGCAAAATTAATCGTAAATGATTGAATAGTCATTTTATTGCTCCTTTGTTAAATCCTGCTTTATTCCAAATTTATCGGCTAACTTACAAATAATATCTTCCAAAGTACTAACTCTTTCAAATAAAGCTTCTTCATGATTATCTACATGATAAAATCTTTCGTATAAATCTCGTATTTGATTATTTCCAATTTGATGATCAACAAAACATTTTAATTTGTCTAATTTATCTTTGTATTGTAATAATTCTTCAAAAAAAGCTAAAGTTATCGTTATTTTTCTAGTATTATCATCGTAATTAAGTACGGTTTTCATTTATTATTCATTCTCTTTTTCAATCAAATCTACTAATAATCTTGGAAATTCATTACCTTTATAGATATTTGTAGCATATACCAATGCTGCATCACACATAACGGAAGCCGCACACGCCTCTTCTGTTTCAATCTCATAGAATGCAGCACAGGCATCTTGTAAGGCATCAATCCCCATTTTCCATATTTCGCCAACTTTAGCTGGTCTTCCATCTATATGACAATTATTTAATATTTCATCTTTATCTATCATATTTATTTCTTCTTAATTAAATTAATTCCACAAAATACCTTTGCCTTCACATGAGATACATTCTTCTCTGTGCAATATATGCATATCTTCTTTAAATCCTCTGCCATAACAATTAGGGCATTTATGAGGTTTTTTATTGCTAATGATATAATAAAGTAAATCTTCATTTTTATTACTTTCTAATTTCTTTATTCTTTCTTCTAATTCTTCAATCAATCTTGCTTCTGTCCTGTTTTCATCAGTTTGATAATTCTTATGTCTAAATAACTCTTCGATTCTACCATTAGCACTTCTAATAAAATCATCTACCAATTGTTCTAGTTTATTAAATCTAGCAACCAAATTATTTGTTTTGTTCTTATAAGCCAACATTTCATCCCATAAAGCTTTCTTTATTGTAATCGTTTCTTCTTTTTTATTCATGTTCTCAATAATCTTTGCACCTTCCTCTAAACACTTCATACATTCACTAAATTTGATAGGGTGCTTATGTTTGCACAAAGATAATGTTTCATTAGGCATGATGCATCCAATGCAATTAGGGCAACAAAAGATTTGCGACACATGGCACTTACAAGTACATGATGAAATCTTAGTGTAATCTGGTATGTTAGGTAAGTTATTATATGGGTCGTGACATCCACTCATTCTATATTTTCCATGTATGTTCAGCATCAGGTAAAAAAGTCATAGCATAATGCGCATCATTTCCGTTATCACCAGATACAAGCCAACCACCAGGTACTTCCATTCTCCATGTATGACACGTAACGATTCTTGATACACAATGCCAAGTGTTATCAGCAAAACTTTGATTAGCTATCAGAAGTAATAACAATACTATTTTTTTCATCTACCAATCGCTCTATAAAACAATTCCTGATTACGCAATTCTTCAGGTTTTTTGACGCCTGTGTGGTCTTGCAGGATGCCTGGCACTTGCTTTCTTATGCTGTAATCATTAGCTAGAACGGCTTTTCGGTTACTTTGAATTTCTTTTTGGTAATTCATCATAATATCGTCCTTTAGAAATTAAAAATTCTTTATATTCTTTTAATATTTTCAATTTTTCTTCAGTATGGCCATTTTTGGAATAGTCATAAAAACTTAAGTCAGGAAACCAATGATGCAAATATCGACACATCCTTCCATGAATTTGTCTTACTCTTTCTTTTGTAACTCCATACTCATCAGCAACATCTTGCAATGTTCTGTTAGAATTATGCAATGCAATCGAAATATCAATATTTCTTTTTATATGCTTACTATTAATTATTCCAAAATCAAACATTAATTACTCCACCTAAATCCAGGGTTGAACATGTCTACATGATTCACAGGCGCCTTATCCGCCAATATCTTACTTGCCGCAAATTCAAGGCAAATGTATTGTAGCGCATCTTGTTTATGTGAGGCCATGTTCTTATGCGGGACTTCCTTATACCTTTCTTCTCCACCAACACTAATTCTCTTGAATATATAGTCCTTAATGAAGCCTTTAATCAAACCTGGGCAACCTTCACGCGAGACAATCATAGCAGGCTGGCCATCTATCATTGTATTAAGAAAATATCGCACAGAACCGACCCTAGGCTCTAAATCATTCGTATTAGCAGGATGAGTGGAAATACCCAAACTATTGAGCTCTCCAATACAACTGAGTTCTTCCATAATATCGTCACCGGCAACGCCTGAAGGATCAGCGCGGCTAATACCAATCTTATTGTACGGGAAATCTCGTTGTAACCCAGGGAGCACAATATTTTGCGCAAATGTCCTGATCCCCATGTCTTCGCCCTGATATTCTTTTAAAACCCTTATTTGTCCTCTTGGAGATACTTGAATAACCACACAAGCTGGAGTGAGACCAAAATCGAAGCCCAAATGTATAGGATCACCTTGAATAACTGTAATTCTCTCAACGGCATGTATATCTGAATTGAATTCAGGATAAACACGCTTTCCAAAACCGACAGAACCATACTCGCCAAGACAGAATACTTTAATGAAATCTTCAGTCTGACCTTCGGCCAATTTAGTATAATAATCATGAGCCAAATTGTTAGCATTATCACAGTTAATATTTTGAAACCATTTTCCATTAGCATCTTTGATTAATCCTGGTGGTTGCTTAAAGATTTTATAGCTTTCCAATGCCTTAGTTTCAAAGTCCTTATAAATCCAATTATCAATATCTGGGGGATTAGTATCACAGATAATGCCAGACCAATAAGGGTCGCTGCAAAATCCACGGCTAGGATAACGATGATTAACGCGCCCTTTAAAATGCGCAAGGGCGCCTTGGGGCACCTCTGACAATTCATTAATGTATGCTCCCGTTACTTCGAGTGACTTGATTTTACGTAAATCTTCTTCTCGATCAAGCGCAATGAATATAAGCTCAAGCTCTATTACCCCATTACCATCATTAAATGTATGCTCATAAGTCAAGAGCGGTTTTTGACGTTTGCGTACATCTCCAAGGTCTCCGAACCAGGTGAGCCAAGTTTGCAAAGTGGTTGAGTACAATTCCCCGCTTGTGTTTCTAACAATTGCCCATTTAGCTCTTCTTCTTCCGCTGGACCAATACGGCATATTACACGTTCGTCTAACAATTTCATTAATGCATAATGTTGATTTGCCAGATCCATAAGGACCCATAATGAGACGCACAAAAGAATCATCATTATGGAACAAATTACCAGTAGTAGTCGGGATGTAGATTTTGTCCTTATCGCTTGCATGGATTATCGTCTCTCCTTGATTAAATGTAATGTGAGTGTTGCGCACGCTATTGCGTCTGGCAAGTATCTTTTCGCGATATTGTTTTAATTCAGATAAGGTCATCATGATTTAGATTCTTTGGGCCGGCCCGTCTTATGAGCGTTGATGACTTCTTCAGTGGTATAACGATTTCCGCACTTAATGCATTCACGTCTACGTTTTAGATATTTATTCACATACATAGACTTTATAACTTTTGAATCAGGATAAGTGCATTTCGGGCATTGCATTACTTTGCCTCGCGAACTTGCCTCATTACTTTTGCATGATCTGTATGCATTGCAGCATGATTACGAGGTTTTGGGACGTGCTGATCGCCATAATGAATTTTATTCTCATAGCCTGGATGTTGCATATTAGGTAGATCAAATGCGGTCACACCAACGCCGCCTTGCATGTTGTCTTCTTTCATAACACTATCCTTATTATGAATAAGCAAATTTCGGATTTAAAACATTTACATATTTTAAATTCTTCTTCTCAACAGAACCTGTCACTCTTCCATCTAAAAATTTATGCGTTGATTTATCATTTTCAATATATCTGTATCTAGGTCGTGGCATATATAATCCAACTGAATCTAGATACTTTTGAATTTCAATAACCGCTTTTTGTGGATCGCCATTATCTGCCTTCTCTACTTCTATTAAGTGGGCTTTTTTTAATTCATTGTAGGTATTTAAATCAAACAGATACATTATTTATTCCTTTATTTCCGCAAGCCAGACAATGTTTTATGTCCGATTATCTTATTAGCTTTAGTATCTATTTTAGCTTTAGATGAAGCAGAAAGTTTACCTTTTTTGACCATTTGTGATGCGCGAGCTTTAGCATTTACAGCGTGAGCCTTATCATTAGTGGGATAAGCTCGTTTTCCTGGTAAAGCAAAAGCAGATTTAGGAAGCGCATTTCTCTTCTTTGCAGTTAGTTTCGCCACCATGTTTCTCCAAATAGTTAGCCATCTTCCTTAGCAAATCCGACGAATCTTTACATAAACCTAACATTTTATTACATCTATCGCAAATCCAACCTCTAAACATATCGCACAAATGACAATGATCAAAGACAGTTAGTTCTTCAGCACTACATAACTCACAAATTAATGCTCTTGGCCTTCCTGCTAATTCCCATCTTTTAGCCTCTCTACGAATTTTGTAATGTTCGTTTCTTTTCTTCTGCCCTTCAGGATTATTCTTTCTTCTTTTTTTCTGAATTAATCTATCTCTTTCTCGTATTAATTCTAAATTTTTTTCTCTATATTTCTTTGCTGCTTTTTTATGTGTTTCTGGATGACGTCTATTGTAACGTCTATTTTGTTCGGCAACTTTTTCTGGATTCTTCTTACGCCATTCCTTAACTCGTTCATATGTTGTCATAATTACCTCAAAAGGTAATTATATCCTATGCTTGACAAATATCCTATGATTTAGCGTTAAGCTTTCCCATCGTCTTTCGCTCCTTCTTCTTCCATCCTCTTCAAGCGCTTTTCAAAGTCAACGATAGGAGCATTTGGGCTAAAATGTTTCCACCAACGGCGCTCTAAGATCCAAGCTTGGGCTTGCCAGCGTTCAATATTTTCATTGATTTCTTCCAAGTGCTCCCTGATCTTTTCTTGTTCTGTTCTCTTTATGGCCTCGGAGAAAGCAGAATATTCACTATCAACACCTTTTTTAAGGTCTTGTCGACCACGCTTAATCCATTCGTAGAGAGTATCCTCGCAAATGCCATTAGCTTCGGCTGCGATTTCATAGGGAATACGATTAGAGATGCTTTCGAGAATAGCTTCTCGTCTTTCAGGGGTAAATTTAGAGTTAGGATGTATTGCAGACATTATGCAATTC